CTACGGGGCGCCCTTTTTGCTATACTACTGTAGATCTTAGGAGGATTACATGGCGATTAAGTGCGACAACTGCAGTAACCCAGCTTCATACACAACGGCTGACCCTGGAGTAAATCCAGCCCACTACTGCACATCCTGCCTACCTGCTTGGCTTTACGACCGCGCTAACGCTGGCCACTTCCCTCTTATGGAAACTATTGAAGAGTCTGCTGTAGAAACTCCTGTAGAAGATAAGCCTAAGAAGAAAGCTGCAACAAAGAGCTCTGACGTTCAGGAGTAGTCGTGGGAATTGACTACGAGGTTTTTGGCGCCTACACATCTAAAAGCCGAGAAGTTGACGACGACTTAGACTTGGTAGCTCCACATTTAATAACAAGGATTGACGCCCCACAAGCGCACCCAGTCCCCAATAAAGTTACCCACGCTTACGGTCCATTTTCTCCAGAGCTTCTTAAAGAGCCTGAGATAGTTATTGCTACCCCAGCATTTAATGAAGATGGGTCTGAGTTTCCTCTAGGAGCCACTACTCAAAATAATTTTAAGCCGCCTAGGTATTTAAGGTGCAGTGAGTGTATGGTACGTGTATTAGAAACAGAGACCGCTGACCATGTATGTGAGGACTAATGGCTAGTAGAAAAGCAGCGCCGTTAAATCCAGATGACTTCTTTAAGACCCAGCGGTCTAATGAATCTGTAAAAGAGTATTTATCAAAGCCTGAAGAGGCGGATATAGATATTGCTATCCCAAATGATGTTACCAACGTTGGGTTTGAGACAACAACCGCCCCAACTAGAAAACCATCTAGACCACGGGCGCTAACTATTGCGTACAACCCAAATACAAAGACTGTTTATATTGTGTTTAGAACTAACCACTGGCACCAATATAACGACGTCTCTACTGAGGTCTGGCTTGGGCTAAAGAACGCAGAGTCTACTAATGACTACTTGCCTACTCTAGAGTCCGCTTGCTCATCCCATGAACCAGCGCAGTTAAGAAACCTATCTGCTGGTACTGTGGCTAGACTAAGTGACTCATCTGCAAGAGCCTCGTCAATTCAACGGGGAGACCTACGTAACTGGGGAGCTTTTGACTTTTTCAAGGAGAACTAAATGAAATCATACGGACCACTATACGGCGGAAAGCTAGATTACTGGCACAGACACCTACTACCGGTTATTGAAGTGGGAACCACCCAAGAGACAGATCGCCCTTATCGGCTTGGAAAGTGCTTGGTCTTTCGCGTACCATTTACTCATCCAGGCTTTTACTTGGGTGTTTGGTTTAAGAAGCCTAACATTGATTTAGATGACGAAGACTCTATTGATGCACTTCTATTCAGGACTATGAGAGGCCGCGATGCTTGGAAGCCTCAGGATGGACTATTTAATGAAACTTTTTTCTCGGAATAAGGTCTGGGACAAGCCATTCTCTGAGAAGGTGTCTAAGAGAGTATCTAGGCTACAAACCCCTGAAATTGAGGGCTGGTTAGATCAATCTATCTATGAGATCGGCCGTTGCCTTTCTATGTACCAGCGCAGTAGAGATGACATCTATTTAGACGAGGCTCTAAACGGGGCTGAGGCTCTTCATGCCATGGTAGACCAACTTAGAAAGCGTACGCCGCGCCGTTAAACCTATTTGTCGACAAATAGACATTTATGCTATTATTGTCTACGCCTCTCTTCCTCTCCCCGTAGATGGCGCAAAGAGCCTAGGTTTAACGACTTAGGCTCTTTGTTTTAAAATAAACTAAAGGTTATATGGACCAACTAATAGAAGACGAAGACGAGTTCTATCCTGATGAGATAGAAGACGAAGAGTTTGTAGAAGAAGAAGAGATAGAGCTTGATGAGCTATCTAAATCTTTTGTCAACAAGCTCATCGATCGCTGCGTTGAATTCCAAACAGCCTTAGTTGGACACGAACTTCATCCATATCAGATGCCTCTTGCTCGCCGTATTATTGAGTCGGTAATTATAAATGACAGTGAAGAAATTACAGCCTTGGCAGCTCGTCAGTCAGGTAAATCAGAAACTATTGCTAACACTGTAGCTACCCTTATGGTTCTGCTACCACGCTTGGCCAAGATGTACCCAGATCTACTTGGGCGCTTTAAAGACGGCATCATGGTGGGTATGTTTGCGCCTGTTGAGGGCCAGGTAGAAACTTTGTTTGGACGTACTGTAAACCGCCTAACATCAGATAGAGCGTTAGAGATCCTGGGTGACCCAGAGATCGATGACAGCGTAGGCCGTGTAGCAGGAGTTACTCGCCAGATTAAGCTAAAGAACTCTGGCTCATCCCTAATGATGATGACGGCTAACCCACGAGCAAAGATTGAATCTAAGTCGTTCCATCTTATTGTTATTGATGAGTGCCAAGAGGCAGATGACTTTGTAGTATCTAAATCCATTGCGCCTATGTTGGCTTACTACGCGGGAACCATGGTTAAAACAGGCACCCCAACTACGCATAAAAATAACTTTTACAACAGCATCATGCTTAATAAGCGCCGACAGACTGCGCGCACCAAACGTCAGAACCACTTTGAGTGGACTTGGCGAGATGTTATTAAAGTTAACTCCAACTACGAAAAGCACATTAAGCGTGAAAAGCTACGTATTGGTGAAGACTCAGATGAGTTCCAGATGTCGTATAACTGTAAGTGGCTTCTTGAGCGTGGCATGTTTGTTACATCTACAACTATGGACAGGCTTGGCGATACCTCTATGGAGATTCAACGCGCTTGGCATAGAACCCCAGTAGTTGTAGGCATTGACCCCGCCCGTAAGATTGACTCTACTGTAGTAACCGTTGTCTGGGTTGACTGGGATCGCCCAGATGAGTTTGGCTACTTTGATCATAGAGTACTCAACTGGTTGGAGCTGCAGGGAGACGACTGGGAAGATCAGTACTTCCAGATTGTAAAGTTTTTAGAGAACTACAACGTTATGTATGTTGGGGTAGATGCTAACGGCGTCGGTGATGCGGTAGCCCAGAGGCTGAAGCTTTTGCTTCCTAGAGCAGAGGTATTCTCTGTAGGTAGCAGTCAGCCCGAACAGTCTAAGCGCTGGAAGCACTTAAAGGCCCTTATGGACAGAGATCTTATTAGTTGGCCAGCTCACGCTAAGACTAGAAAGCTACGTAGTTACCGTAGATTCAGGCAGCAGCTTGAGGATTTAGAGACCAAGTTTACTGGCCCAAACTTCCTAGCTAAAGCACCAGACGAGGCCCATGCCCACGATGACTACGCAGACTCTTTGGCTATTGCTTGCGCTTTAACTATTGAGATGACTATGCCGCAGATAGAAGTGTCGTCTTCACCGTTTTTTAGATAAGACTTTAGGCTGACTGTAGCTACTTTCTATAGCACACTTTTACTGAGGTCCTCAACCTAATATAGGAGTAAATAATGGCAATTGCACCAGATCCAAAGTTCCCAGAACGTCCTGGCACTGTCTACGACCGCAAAGTCTCACCAGCAACCCCTGGTCAGCGCGGCCCACTTCGTTTTGAAGAAGGCATTGCAACAGATACAGACGTCCCACAGGAATTCACAAAGGGCGCTATGCAGGGATACGTTCCTGCAGCAGGTCGTCCAAACCGTAATCAGAATGTATTTGAGAAGCTTCCAGAAGAGACAATGCGTGAGCGCGCTCACGTTGGTTCTGCTGCATGGGTAGAAGCTCCAGATCATCTTAAGGAATTTGCTGCTGGTGGTTTTGCAGACCACGGTGACAACCGCATTGAGGAAGCATTCCGCAGCGGTGGTCCACAGAAGGCTGGCAATCCTGCAGTCGTCCACGACTAAGAAATAAGTAAGTCATCCCTGCCTCACTAACGGGGCAGGGCTGGTTACTATCTAAGGATGATTAATGGCATTAATTACAGGTAAAGAAGTAAAAAAGGGTCCTAAGCAGATCCCTGCAAATCAAAAGCTTTGGAACATGCTTACTACTCAAGCGCGCTCTAAGTTCCGCACATACCCTTCTCCTGCGGCCGCTCACTGGGTTCACTCTCGTTATGTGCAACTAGGCGGCAAGTTTGTAACATCTGAGAAAGATGTAGATCCACGCTTCCGCGATTACGCTAAAGAAGCGCAGGATAAAAAAGAAAAAGAACAAAAGAAGGTAGTAACTAAGCCGGTAGGCCAGAACCTCATTAGAGGCGAGCGCTTCCGCTGAGTGTCGTTTTGTGCATAAGTCGACATTTGTGTTAATATTGTCTAGAGTTGAAAGAGGTGAGCAGTGAGCGGTATGGATTTCTCTCCACCGAGTTATCGTGCGGCCTCCTCTGATTTAACCATTTCAATTTCCCCGCTTGGGTTAGTAGAACTAGCGGATGAAGAGTTTGAAGTTCACGGCCCACGCCTAAACCGTTACTCCCTTAACTGGGCAATGTACCTTGGGCATCACTGGTCTTACCGCCGTCAAACAGGTGAGACTCAATTAGTTCTTAACTATTACCGCGCATTCAGCGACTTTATTATTAACTTTACCTTTGGTAAAGGCGTTAACTTCCGTAGCCCTAAAGAGACTGAGGCTATTGTCCCAGACCTACTAGAGCGCGTCTGGGAAGTGGATAACAACAAGGCCACAGTCCTTTGGGAAATTGGTCAGCAAGGTACGGTGTCAGGTGACTGCTTTATCAAAGTTGCATATGAAGAGCCTTATACAGATCCTGCTGGGCGCACACACCCTGGCCGAGTTCGCATTCTGCCTCTCAACTCTTCTTTTGCTTTCCCAGAGTTTCATCCACATGACCGCGAGCGGTTGGTTCGTTTTAAGCTTAAATATCGTTTTTGGGGCACCTCACTTGAGGGCACTCGTCAGGTCTTTACCTACACCGAGATCCTAACCGATGACATCATTGAAGAATACATTAACGATGAGCTCATTGACTCACGACCTAATCCGCTTGGCACAATTCCTGTTATTCACATTGCTAATGTCCGCATCTCTGGTTCTCCTTGGGGCCTTTCAGATTGCAATGACATTATTAACATTAACCGCGCGTATAACGAAACTGCTACGGATATTGCAGACATCGTTAATTACCACGCTGCGCCAGTAACTGTCATCATTGGTGCAAAGGCTTCTCAGCTTGAAAAGGGCGCTAATAAAGTATGGGGCGGTCTACCAAAAGACGCACGAGTAGAGAACCTTGAAGGCGGAGCTCAGGGCCTAAAGGGCGCGATGGACTTCCTTGCAATGCTCAAGAAGTCTATGCACGAGATGATTGGTGTTCCTGAGACCGCACTTGGTCAGGCTCAACCTATTTCTAACACCTCAGGCGTTGCGCTTTCTATTCAGTTCCAGCCTTTAATGAATCGTTATCACCAGAAGATCGTGCAGTATGCCCACGGCCTTGAGCGCGTTAATGAGTTGATTCTTCTTAATCTAGCCTTAAAAGAGCCAGATGCACTTAACTGGGATCCTAACGCAAGCACTATCCCACTAAAGCAGGGTCAGGTCTCCAAGCTAGACGTAAATGATCCTATTACTTTCCGCTCTTATGTTCACTTCCCACAGCCACTTCCTCTTGACAAGCTCATTGCTATCAACGAAGTCCAGTCAATGCTCTCACTTGGCCTTGAGTCTAAGGAAGGCGCATTGCGCATCCTGGGCGAAGAGTTTCCTATTGAGAAGCTCTCAGAGATCCGTCAAGAACTTCAAGATGAAGCCATGGCTGATGGCGCACTTAAGCTTATTCAAACTCAGATCGAGCAGGACATCATGGCCCTTACAGGGTCAATGCCAGCACAAACAGGCCCTGGTGGTTCCTCTGCACCAGGCGCTCCAAGCGCAGAAGCACCTGCGGCCCCAACAGAGCCAGTATTACTAGATGATGCAACTATCGCCGCCCAAATGGGTGATGAGAAGGTACGCACTCGGCTAGTAACGGAAGCCTACGGTACTCAATTGCCACAGCGCAGAGTTCCAGACGGTTACCAAAAATAAAGTGATTTATACAGACAATTGAGACATATATTGTCAAAATAAATACTGTAATACCACGTTAGGTCATTTGTGCCCCCACATCGTAAAACGACCCCTAGGATAAAAGGATAAACGCATGTCAGAAACTGCAGATCTAATGGCTAATGCTTTTGAAGCAGAAGCTAATACAGCTCCAGTAGTAAATGTGTCGGGCGTTGACGCGCCTACTGTTACCTCTGGAAAGAATGAACCAACTCAGAAGTTTTATACCGAAGAGGATCTTGCAAAGGTTCGTTCACAGGAGAAAGAGAAGCTTTACCCAGAGATCGATCGATTGAAGGAAGAAGTTTCACTCCTTAAGAAAGAGCGCGAAGAAAAAGCAGCTCGCAAAGCAGCAGAGGCGGAAGCCAAAGCAGCTGAAGAGAAGGCAAAGCTTGAAAATGACTTGGACGCCAAGGACTTTGCAAAAGCTACAGCCGATGAACTGCGAGAGCAGTTGGCACGTGAGCGTCAAGAACGCGAAGCGGCCTTCGCTCTTCTGGAGCAGGAAAGAAAGTTTGCAGAACTGCAGGCTTACCGTCAACAAGCTGTTGAACAAAACCGCGAAAATATCATCCCACAGCTCATTGATTACGTTCAGGGTAATACCCCAGATGAGATCAACGAGAGCATTACAGGTTTGGTTGAGCGATCTAACAGTATTCTAGAATCTGCACAGTCTGCTATCCAGCAGCAGCGCAGAGATATGCCGGGCGTGAGGGCAACCTTGCCAGGCGTTGGACCCTTGGAAACTAATTCGGAACCACGTCAGTTCACTGCCGCAGATATTGCGTCAATGCCGATGAATGAATACGCAAAAGTCCGCACTCAGATCTTGAGCAACCGTGCTCTTGGTAAGACCAGCGGAATATTGGGCTAACACTTAATCTATTAAAAACTACTATCAAGGAGTTAAAGCCAAATGGCATCAGGTATCACAGGTACAGGCAATCTAGCCGCAGCACCTACAGCGTACTCAGGTACCAACACCCAGCTAACTCAGGCGATTCAGACTATCTGGTCCAAGGAAATCTTGTTCCAAGCTATGCCTATCCTTCGCTTCGAGCAGTTTGCAGTCAAGAAGACTGAACTCGGTGTTGCACCTGGTCTACAGATCAATTTCATGCGTTACAACAACCTTGGATTCGCTTCACCTCTTGTTGAAGGTGTCCGTATGCAGACTAACGCTCTCACAGCACAGCAGTTCTCAATCACTGTAACAGAGCATGGTTATGCTCTTGCAGTATCTGAGCTTTTGCTCAATGCTTCATTTGATGACGTAATGGCATCAGCCTCACGTCTTCTCGGTCGTAACATGGCTATCTACCTAGATCAGCTCTCACGCGACACACTCTATGCAGCATCTTCAGTCCTTTACGGCGAAGATCGCTCAGCAGTCTCATCAGCTGTTAACAACTGGTACGGTTACGGAACCTTTGCTGCAAATCGCGCAGCAATGACAGGTGCTGCTTACCTCACACCACACGTTATCAAGGACACAGTTGAGACCTTGGCAACAAAGAACATCCCACGGTTGGGCGAGACTTATGTCTGCTTCGTTCACCCACACCAGAGCCGTACCCTTCGTGACAACCCTGAATTCATCGAGGTCACAAAGTACGCAGCTCCAGGTAACTTCATGCTCGGTGAAATCGGTCGTCTCTACGACGTAGTATTCATCGAAACCACCCAGGTCCTCAAGGTCGTTGGTGGCGCAGGTTCTTCATACACAACTGATACAGCTGTTGCTAACCCAGTTGTCACACCTGGCGGAGGCTACACAACCCCTGCTACCCTCACAGGTAACGGTGGATCAGATCGTTATGCAGCTATCATGATCGGTGATAACGCATTCGGTCACGCTATCTCACTCCCAGTCGAACTTCGCGATGGCGGTATTCTTGACTTCGGTCGTGAGCACGCACTTGCTTGGTACTCAATCTTCGGTTTGGGATTGATTACTGATCAGAGCGTAGTAATTATCGAAACAAACTAACCGGTCTGTGATAAGACTAATTACAACTAAATAGCTTAAAGCGGGGGGCTTAACGGCCCCCCGTCATTTTCATCGAGATACTAATTAGGAGAATGCAATGGCTAAATCAAAGCCCACTGATGTAACCGGCCGTGTACGTGAGCAGCTTGCAGAACAAGCAGCCGCTGATATGAACGACCGTGCAGCTGAAATGTCTATGGCAACAGCTCAAGCCCAGGTTAAACTAGAGACCGAAGTTATTGATGCTACACAGCCTTCCCGTCAAACCGTTATTGTTGATGACCCTGTGACTCTTGGAAGCACAGACGATTCATCTGTTGAGATTCGTGTTGTTCAAGACCTCGAGAACATGACTCTAGGTAAGGGTAATAACTACAGCTTTAAGGCTGGAGTTAAGTACAAGGTTACAAAGCAAGTAGCACAGCACCTTAAGGAAAAAGGTTATCTGGCCGGCGTTATCTAAGACATACTTAGCGAAGTGGGCGCCTCTTATAGGGGCGCTCTTTTCGTATGCAGAGATTTTTTAGCCGTAGTACGACATCATTGGATCTAACGTAGTGTAGGGAGTTTCTGTGGCTTTACTATCTGACATACTCTCTAGGGTTCGGTTAGACCTTGGAGACCTTCAGAAGAACTTTACGTTTACTGCTACTGGTGATGGCACAACTACTATCTTTCCTACAGGCATTAAGCCTATTGAGATTGTCAATCTTACGGTTACTGAGAACGGTAACCCTATCGGCTACCCCTACGGCTATACAGTTGAGCAGGACACAGGCATTATTACCTTCGCCAACGCCCCTGCCGCAAACGCAACTATCTTGGTTCAGGGCGTTCAAGACCGTTATTTCCTAGATTCAGAGCTCTGCGTTTTTATTAATGACGCTGTTACAGAGCACACATATAACCGAGTTGACTCTTATGGCACCCAGGTTACCCTGGCAAGCATCCCGCCAGTTGAAACTTACCCTATTGCTATTTTGGCAACCATTGAGGCGCTTTGGGCTCTTGCCACAGACGCTGCCTTTGATATCAATATCACCGCCCCAGACGGGGTTATGATCCCAAGAGCGCAGCGTTATCAGCAACTATCTTCTATCATTCAGCAGCGCTGGGAACAGTACAAGACCCTTTGCGCTCAGCTCAATGTAGGTCTATGGAAGATCGAGATGGGTACGCTTATCCGTACCTCGCGTACCACTAACAAGTATGTCCCAATTTACATTGGACAAGAAGTGGATGACGCTCGTAAGCCTGAGCGCGTTTACATCAATAACAATCTTACTGGTCGCAGCCCTATGCCTACTAACGCACAGAACTACGACATTATCCTCTACCAAGGAAATAACTTCTCTGTTGAGTTTGATTTCCCATTTGATGCCTCACTATACGCGTGGGCTGCTCAGATCAGAACCTATCCAAATTCACCATCTTTGTACGCTAACTTTGGTATAACAGTAACTTCTCATTCGTCAACGCTTAGCAAAGTGGTTCTTACTTTGCAGCCTACAGACACAGAGTATTTACCTACTCGCGCTTTCTGGGATCTAACAGCCACATTAAAGACAGACGATACTCAAGTTACAACTTACGTCAAAGGACAAGTATTTACGACTCAGGCTGTAAGCCTTGATGTTGGCACCTACGGAAGTTGGTAGTAGGTGAACACTTGTAATACCTGCGGCAACTGGCCGTGCACTTGCCCAATTATAGTGGTGCCACAACCTCCTGTAGCTATTACAGTCGTCCCACAAAACCCAGGTCAAGGTGTTCAAGGTATTCAGGGTATTCAAGGACCAGCTGGTTCTGGTGGCGGAGGTTCACAGGGAACTGGCACACAAGGCGCAACCGGTATACAAGGCACACAAGGTATTCAAGGTGCTTACGGAATACAAGGACACGTTGGACAAACAGGTGTTCAAGGTTTTACAGGTACACAAGGACATCTTGGTATTCAAGGTTCTGCTGGTTATATTGGCGCGGACGGTCATCAGGGCACACAAGGTATTCAAGGTCTAGCTGGTCAATTTGCTGGTCAAGGTGTTCAAGGTATCCAGGGTTACACTGGTACACAAGGAACAACTGGTATACAGGGTTCAACTGGAACGCAAGGAACAACTGGCGCGCAAGGTATACAAGGTGTACAAGGCTACTACGGTAATCAAGGAACAACTGGTACACAAGGGTCTGTTGGTACACAGGGTTACACTGGCGCGCAAGGCCTACAAGGTTTACAGGGAACACAAGGCGTACAAGGGTCGCAGGGTACACAGGGTGTTCAAGGACATTACGGTAATCAAGGTACAACCGGAGCTCAAGGTCTACAAGGTGTTCAAGGTGTACAAGGCGCCATTGGTACTCAAGGAAATACCGGAGCCCAAGGTATTCAAGGATTACAAGGCCTTATTGGTCTACAAGGTTTTAATGGTCTACAAGGCTTTACTGGTTTACAAGGTACAACTGGCGCTCAAGGTTTACAAGGACTTATTGGTCTTCAAGGCTTTAGCGGTATTCAAGGGTTTACCGGTTTCCAAGGTGCAACTGGTGCAGGTGCGCAAGGTACAACTGGCTCACAAGGTGTACAAGGTATACAAGGATTTGGTTATGCCCAGCTACAAGGTACACAAGGAACTACCGGAAGTCAGGGAATTATCTCTGGAACTACAGCCCCAGCTAATACTGGCGTCTTGTGGTTAGACACTTCTGTTGGCGGCATTGTTGGCACGCAGAAGCTCACCTTCTTAATTGGTGACGGAACCAACACCACGTACACCATTACCCACAACCTTGGTACTAGAGATATTGAAGTTACCGTCTATAACCAGACCACTTATGCGGTAGTTATCCCCTCATCTTTGGTCTATTCCACAGTAAATACTGCAACTTTGACCTTTGCTTCCCCACCGACAACTAATAACTACAGAGTTGTTGTGATGGGCTAATGGCATTGGAATTTAGCACCACAAAAATAGATTTAAGACTTACCATTAATGCTGTAGCCAACCTAGGAGAGCCATGTCCCAATTAAAATACTATGACACCGGATCCGGTCAGTGGATTGCGGCTATTGTTGGTGCGCAGGGCGCTCAAGGTACAACAGGTATTCAAGGCACCCAAGGCGTACAAGGTACGCAGGGTATTCAGGGAACGCAGGGCGTTCAAGGTACAACTGGCTCACAAGGTACACAGGGCACACAAGGTATCCAAGGTGTTCAGGGAACACAAGGCTTACAGGGAACACAAGGTACTCAGGGTGTACAAGGTACACAGGGTATTCAAGGAATTCAGGGACCACAGGGTACACAAGGAACACAAGGTGTTCAGGGTACGCAAGGCATTCAAGGTACTCAAGGTGTGCAGGGCACACAGGGCGTACAGGGTACGCAGGGTGTTCAAGGAACACAAGGCATTCAAGGTATCCAAGGTAATCAGGGTACTCAAGGAATTCAAGGCGTTCAAGGAACGCAAGGTATCCAAGGAACTATTGGTCAAACTGGTTCACAAGGTACACAAGGAATTCAAGGACTTCAAGGAGTTCAAGGTACACAAGGTGTACAAGGAACAACTGGT